TAAACTAACTGTATCTTTATCAATTAAAGTGTTTTCATCAAGCCAATATCTATTAATGTCAGTGGCTATTGTATTACTTGCTCTATTAATATCAAGCATTACATCTCCAAACCTTTCAACTGAATAATTTTGAGTTTCTTTTTTCGGCATTCCTTTTGCAAACTCTTTTATTGCAATTTCAGGTTCATTAAATTCCAGTTTTATTTCGGGCAAAATATCAAATAAATTCATTTGTTTTAAAAAAGGCTTTGCTAAATCTTTACGCAAAGCAATAAAAAATACTCGTTCCCTACGTTGCGGTACACCCATTTTTGAAGCATCTAATAACCAATGTTGGCAATAATAACCAGCCAAATCAAATTCACGGTATATTTGCCTTACATATTGTTTTGCATCACCTAAAAGTAACCCTTTTACATTTTCAGCAACTACTACTTTTGGCTGTAATTTCTTTGCCAAATCAATAAAATCAAAAAACAAAGTATCTAATACCTGCATTGCTTGTCCTTCTCTAAATACTTTTTCTTTGCCCCAGTCTTTTTCTCTGTTACCAGCCATACTAAAACTACTACAAGGTGGCGAACCGTCTAAAATATCCAGCTCATAAAGTTCTTGTGGCAAATCTTCACGCATTTTAAATGTTTGTATTGGTTCTAAAAAAGCATATTTTGGGTTATGGTTAGCTTTGTATGCCTCAATCATTTTAGGGTCAATTTCATTGCATCCTATCACATCAAAGCCAGCTAATTTATATCCCATAGTTGAGCCACCACCACACGCAAAACAACTAAATACTTTGCCTTTATCCTTTGTAAAGTTGGCATCTTTTAAAGTCCAACGATAAGGAAACCTGTGCATAACACCGTGTATAGGTAATGTGGGGCTTTCTACGTTATTCATCATTTGTTCTCGTATTTAAGTTATTAGTAATTTGACAGGGTAGTGCTTCGTATTCCCACACTACCCATACACGAACCGTTATGCACAATTAATCCCACGGATTTTCGCCTGTGATTTCAACAAACGATTCTTTAAGTTCTTTCACTTTTTCGGGTAGAATTGTTTTTAATTGTTGAATGTGAAAATCTGCTGGCATTGGTATATTTAATCCATGAGCCAAGCTGTCGATTGAATCAATCAATTGTCCTAATTTTTCAAATTTATCTTCCATTGTTTTAAAATTTAACTGTGCCTAACACATGCTATAAAAAATAGCGGTTTTAGTGGTTTGCACAAGGTTTATACTTCTATTTAATTTCACTGTATTTTGATAAGCTAGCTATTCGATTTCCGCTACTTTTCATAGCATCAACGTTACATCCAATTTGAAGGAATCAGCCCCAAAAACCTTTCGAGTTCATCACCTTTATAATCTTCTATAAATTCCTGTCGAGTACTCCATGTTTGAGAGCCTGAGAATGTTTCAAACATACATTTAACAGTACAATAAAAAGCAAATTCTTTTTCCACAGATTCTGGATCGGTATTACCAGTCTGATCTCCTAAATCAATAAATCGTTTCATAGTGCGGTAGTTTAGATTCGCAAATATAGGAATAAATTACGGGGTTGGTGCTTGGTGACCACTGATATAAATCAATCAAGACACGAAAATATATTCGATTTAATTCGAATGCATCTCATCGCCTCCCGTGTTGAATCGAACCAAAACCGCCGTACATTTACTTCATCAAACAAACACTACCACGCCATGAAAACAATCGAAAAGAAAATATTAGGATTTACAGAAGAAATAACAGTTTGTGATTGCTGTGGTAAGGCTGATTTAAAAGGAACCTACGCTATTGATTGGGAAGGTACAATTGCATATTACGGAAGCGTTTGTGCTTTTAAAGTGCATGGTGCTACTATTGAAGAGCAAAAGGAAGTGAAGAAAGCATACACTAAAAGAATGAAAGCGACTGAAAAATTAGCACAAATGGAAGCTGAATACAATGGAACACAATATGCTTTAGTAAAAATGTTTCGTTTTGTTGAAGAGAAGAAATTGGATGTAATGGCTTTCATTAATAAATACGGAAAAAAATGTGATGAGAACGATTATTACATTGCTTACGAAATTGGACACGTTGTAAAATGTATTGACAAATGAAAGAGTGTACAATGTGCGCTTTAAAAGAGCCTTAAACTAAAGGCGGCATTCTAATCCCCCCCGCTGTGCTATCGGCAATACGGGCTAACTAAAACCACACCGAAAGATGAAAGCACCAATTATATCCAGAGATGAACGGTTATTCAATCCTCGTTTTGAATTAACTATTGCAATTCTGCACTTGAAGAGAGCTATTGAACGGTCTAATTTAGGCAGATTCATTAATAGAATTGTGGATTATATTGAATTAATGCTTAATAATATTAACAAATGAAACGATACCTATTATTTGCAGGAGATACATACTACCCGTCAGGTGGTGCGTATGACTTTGTATCATCGCATGATACGATAGAAGAGGCTATGGCTGTTCACGACCCATCTAAATATACATATTCAGGCGGATGGGCTAACATTTTCGATACTCACATAGAATCAATCGTAATGAATTACTCATACGGATCATGGAGTAAAACAGATAAATACTATGATTAGAACAATCACCTCAATCGACCGTAGCACGTACACGGTCACATGCACCAACGACTGTATAACTATCAGCCGTACATTCGGACATGGCTTTATGCGGTCCATAATCGACCTGTATAACGAAATGCCGGTTACTGAACTTGACCTAAAAGTATGGCAGTCGTGCGAGATAATGATAATCAATGCAGTTTGTAATAATTAAACCTACCACGATGAGACCAGCACCAACACGCGACTACCGTAGAAATGGAATCCTTTATAAGACCGTCAGAGGACAGAGAAAAAAGTTCGGGCCTGTTATGTCGTATTACTTTAAGGCATCGTTACAGATGGACGGTGAGCATATTACAGGCATAATAACTACCAGAATAAGGGTATTCAATGAAAGCCTGAATGAAGAATCCGGGCTTAATTACTCAATCAGTGGTGTTAAGGCTGCACAAAGTCAAATAGAGGACTATGAACAGAACTTAATAACAATAGTAATCACCTTTAAGCAACTACCACAATGTTACCCAACCTCCTCAACTGGCTTTATCGGGACAGAATGAACCTGAAAGCCTTTCGCCTGACACTGAAAGAAGGGCAGCGAATCAAGACAAAGACAGGGTTTGAGTACTCTGTTTATTCAATAAAAGGCGATACGGTTAAGGTCTACAACCCGCGCCACAAAGTATATCAGTACTTTTCAACCTCAGAAATTTATCCATTATGAAAACAATCCGTGAACACTTAGAAATGATGGACGAGCCAGAAAGAAGCAAGGCTATTGCAAATGTAGAAAAGCAATTCCCTGAACGGCTCAATGAAATATCAGATTCAATAACTTTTGCACTATATTGGGCTTTTAATTGGAGTGAAACTGATGAAAGATCTACATATTGGGTTGGAATCCTTAATAAGTACGAATCATATGAACCACAATCTCCCCTATTCCAATGCCCTTCCTGTCACTGTCACTTTGAATCACTGACCGAACACGGTCTATGCGAAGTCTGCACAGATAAGAAAGCGGAACAGTTCACAGCTAAGTTCCTGGAATCAACCGCCACTGAATTAGAGTGGATACAATCGTTTGAGCGCAAGTTCTATTCCGAGGGTGGGTGGACTAAAGAAGATTTGCACGAAGAAGTAACTAAACGTATTCAATATTTAAAAGCCTAAGACTATGGCATGGGGAGACGATTGGAACGGCGGACCGAATCATACAGGAATCTGCCCTGAATGCGAAAAATCGAACGGTGACTGCTTCGATGGGATTTGTACCAAGTGTGAAAATATCAACGAAAACTCGAATGCATCTCAATGCTCGGACGAGTTGGATTTGGATGAATTGACGTAAATTTGTGTATTGTTAAACCTATAAACCACACCGAAAATGAGTAAAGTAACACCACAGCAAATCCTTGATGAGCTTTCAAATTTTATGTTTGCTACAGGGATTACAATTGTGAAATCTGCAAACGCGGATAACAAATTAGTAGTTTCAATTTTATCTGATAACGGACAGCATCACGATTATGAGTTTGATGAAGATATAACCGAAACTAAAATTGCACACGGAGAATTTATTAAATTATAACCTAACCACACCATGACACCACGACCACAAGATTTAACCCAGTTCAATGGGTATGCCCCATCGCTACCCGACAAGGGGACACTGACTGAGATGTTCAAAAGGATTGCTGATTTCCTCGCTAAGTCCAGGAAAAAGCCGGATCCAAAATTCATTGACAAGACCCCCGACGGCAAAGCCGATACCCTTGTTATCTCTTACATCGAAAACCGCCTTGATGAGTTGTATTCAGGGCTGTGGCAGACTAAGGATTTCAAGATGATGGTTGTTGCTAACGAGATTATCGGGACTATCACGCTGTCTGTATTTCATCCCGAATGCGGGGTATGGCTTGACCGTGAAGGGGTCGCAGCTATACAGGTAATGGTTGATAAGGTTCCTGAAGGGATAACAGGCACGGCCCGCAATCAATGGGCGCTTGACCTGAGCAACAAGAAACCCAACTGCCTGCAAACACAATCGGGACGGCTCAAAGCTGAAGCTATCAAGAACGCTGCCAAGTCGCTTGGTGTTACATTTGGCAGGGAACTCAACCGCAGGAAGTCAGATACTGAATTTAATCCTGACGTGTATGACGAAGAAGGAATTGAAATCAGGGATGAGATTACCCGCCTGATTGAAACCGCCTCGCTGCCAGCCGCTGAACTCGAGGCATGCAAGAAGTTTGCACAGGACCCAAACACACCATTCACCCGCCTTGAAGGAATCAAACAACGTTTAACCGATAACCAGAAGAAATCATGAAAAGAATCAGCCAATCATTTTTAAAAGACTTCTACGCAAACGAATGCGGGGAAGTCCTGAAAGCAAAGTATCTGACATTTACCTATCCTGATGAATCGTCAGAGGTGATGAATCAGGGGAAGTACTTTGAGTACATCGCAACGGGTTACATCCGCAAAGGTGATGAAGTTCCGCAGCCTCAGTTGTATGTTAAATCAGGGACATGGGGTACTGCCGGGGACATGAAACCTGAATACGTGAATGCTCATTCGCACGCCGTCCGCTTTCAATCCGTACTTGAACGGTTCAACAATCCTGCTTACGGGGTTGAATTATCCTTTGATGGTTTCGGTGGTATTGCTGATGTGGTGGTGGACGGGGCTATCATTGATCTGAAATATTCAGGTATGCTTTATGATAAGTGGTCTGAGTACGGCTGGGCTATTGAACGCTTCCGCAAGGCTTCAGAGATGGCTACAACGTATGAACTGCTTGAGGTATTGAAAGCCTATCCTATGTTATGGCAACCATTGTTGTACTGCTGGATATGGGAGAAGCGGACAGGATTATACCCTGATTGGTACTACTACATTTGTGATAGCAAATCAGATGATGTGGTGTTCCGAAAGGTGGTAATATCTGAGACTATCAGGGCTTCATTCAATGCCCTGCTGCCAGTCCTCAAGGCTGAGATTGAATTGATTGAAAACACAGGCGGGCTCACCGTGCGACCATCTTACAACAAGTGCCATTCATGCGCTATTGCTGAAGGGTGCAAGCATAGGATTGAACTGCCTGAAATCGAAGTAATAACAATTTAAAAGACAAGACAAATGGAAGGACAACCAACAACATTAAATTTTAACCTGCTTAACTCAAAAAGCTATTACGAACAGTGCAAGCTGCAAGGCAATGGGAAAAGTTTTGTAACAGGTTATCATCAGGGGCATCTAAAAACTGGTGATAGGTTTATTATAGGTAAACTTGTTCATGTGATTGATGATGTAACACAACGTGATTCAAAGGGAGTATTTACCGATGAATCACTTCGAATCAATGCACATTTTGAAGCAAACTGCACAATTGAACAAACCACCTAACACACACACAATGAACAAAGTAATCCTAATTGGACACACAGGTAAAGACCCTGAATCAAGGCAGTCGAAAGAAGGCAAGACTATTGTAAGTTTCTCACTTGCAACAAGCGAAGGCAAGGATAAAACCGAATGGCATAATATCGTCGCATTCGATAAGACCGCTGACCTTATTGCCAAGTACGTTAAAAAAGGCTCACACGTGGCTATTGACGGACGCATTCAGACCAGGGCATGGGATGATAAGGAAGGGAACAAGCGTTACACAACAGAGATTATCTGCGACCGTATCGAGTTTCTGAGTAAAATCGAACAGGCTACTGAGTCATACGATGCTACACCTATTCAGCCGGCACAGGGAACTGCTGCCCAATCAGAGCAACCACCAGCAGACGATTTGGATTTGCCCTTTTAACATAACCAGCTCCCGCATCGTAACAGGTGCGGGGGCATAATACCCAGACTAATGAAAGAAATCCCCACCCGAACATATAAGAGCCTGACCATACACGAATTGAAAGGTCAGTTCAACGTTATCAAGTCCGAAGCAGGTATATTCATGTACTGCGAGACATACATGCACAAATGGAAGCTGTACCCGCCATACCCGAAGTCGATAGACATCAAGCAATTCGAGACGGAGGCGGAGTTGTTGGATTGGGTGGATGAGTTAAACAGAAAGGAGAAAGTATGTTAATACGCGACCATTTTCAAAACTTTAAAACCTACCAATTACCAAAAGCGCAATTAATTATTGCCGATGTCCCATACAACTTAGGGAACAACGCCTATGCTTCAAATCCGGCTTGGTATAAAGACGGTGATAATAAAAACGGCGAAAGTGAGTTAGCCGGAAAGCAATTCTTTGAAACAGATAAAGATTTTCGGCCTGCTGAGTTCATGCACTTTTGCTCAACTATGCTTATACCTGAGCCTAAAGGCAAGAAAGAAGCCCCGTGCATGGTTTTGTTCTGCGAGTTTGAGCAGCAGTTCTACTTTATTGACCTTGCAAGAAAATACGGACTACCAAATTACATCAACCTTGTATTCAGAAAAAATTTCAGTGCTCAGGTACTAAAAGCAAACATGAAAATCGTGGGTAATTGTGAATATGGATTAGTATTTTACAGGGATAAATTGCCTAAATTCAGGAATAACGGTAAAATGATATTCAACTGCATTGACTGGCCCCGTGACAATGAAAGCGAAAAAATCCACCCGACACAGAAGCCGGTCAAATTGCTTGAGAAAATAATTGAAATATTCACAGACCCCGGCGATGTTGTTATTGATCCTGTTGCGGGTTCCGGCTCTACACTTGTAGCTGCTGAGAATTTAGGCAGAAGATCGCACGGATTCGAGATTAATAAGGACTTTCACAAACAGGCTTCAGTATGGATTGAAGAGAATAAATTGAAGCGATCAGAAATAAAAGAATGCGGGTTTGCTAAGTCAGAAATTGCTAAGAATCAGCCTATTTTATTCCAATAAACTTATCAACACAAGAACAATAATAACCATTGTTTCGTATATTTGTAGTGCTGTTCGCAACCAGTAACATAGAGATGAAAACGAATTTCACATTTCAACATAGCCTTGATTGGCGTAATTTAACCGGAGGAGGGACTCTATGCCCGTTGCGAACCTCTGGTTTTTTTATGTCCGGTCAAGGCTTCTTTGTGTAAAAATTATGGGAAAAGATCCGGCTGTATTATTTTACACATCAGACTTCCTAACAGGGACTACCACAATGACTGATGAAGAGGTTGGCATGTACATTCGTTTGTTGTGCCTGCAACACCAACAATATAAATTATCCGATAGGGATATGATTTTTATTTGTAAGAAAAAAGTAAAAATTATTTGGGATAAATTTAAGAAGGATGATGATGGTTTTTTTTACAATGAAAGAATGAGGTCTGAATGTGAAAAAAGGTTAAGTTATTCATTATCAAGGAGTGAAAACAGAAAAGGTAAAAAAATAGATAGTAAAAAGGATAAAGATATGATTAACATATGTAAAACATATGATAAACATATGGAAAATGAAAATGAAAATGAAAATGAAGTTGGTATTAGTATAGAAAAAAGGCAAAAAAATCAAAAATTTGAAGTGCCTACAATTGATCAGGTAATTGCCTATTTTACATTGAACGGATTTACTAAGTTATCTGCTGAAAGATTTTACTATTATTATCAGGAGGGAAATTGGATTGATTCAAAAGGCACTAAAATAAGAAATTGGAAACAGAAAGCTCAGGCGGTTTGGTTTAAAGAAGAAAATAGAATTAAAGTGGAAATTGACGAGTCCAAAATACTGCCGTATGTGAGATTGGGAGGAGTAAAAGAATGAGAAAGAGACCTATTACAGAGAACTTGGGTAAAGTACCACCACAGGCGATAGACCTCGAAAAGGCTGTTTTAGGTGCTGTTATGATTGATCGTAACGCCGTGCATCTGGTCAGTTCAATGCTTTCTTCTGAAATGTTTTACTCGGAGTCGCACGGTCATATGTGGGCAGCTATTATGAACCTGTATGATACGAATCAGGCAATTGACATGCTTACCGTAACTCAGAAACTACGTGATAACGGTGCGTTGGAATTAGCCGGAGGTGCTTATAATGTGATGTCGATGAGTGCGAACGTAGCAAGTTCGATGAACATTGAAACACACGCCTCTATAATTGTTCAGCAATATTTAAAAAGGGAGTTAATCCGCGTCGGTGGTGAAATCGTTACTGAATCATTCGACGATACAACAGATGCCTTTGAAATGATTAATAAGGCGGACAATGCAGTATCAAAAATATCTGAAGTTTCAATACGTGGCGGGTCGATGGTTCATATCTCTGACGCTGTTCATAAGTCACTTGAAGGAGCCTATAAACGTGAACAGTTACGAAAACAAGGCAAGCCATCCGGAATAAATACAGGACTTAAAGAACTTGACAGGGTTACCGGTGGGTGGCAGAAATCGGATCTTATAATAGTTGCAGCACGACCAGGAATGGGGAAGACATCAATCATGCTTAAATTTGCTTTGTCTGCGGCTTTGTCTGGTGTTCCGGTCTGTATCTATTCTCTTGAAATGTCGGACGAGAGATTGGCGGATAACTTACTACTTGCTTTGTGCGATGTGAGTAAGGATGATTATAAAAATGGGTTGATGGACAAAGAGGACTGGGATAAGATTACAGCGGCTAACGAACAATTAAAAGTACTGCCTATTTACATAGACCCTAATCCTTCAGTTTCAATGCGGTACATAAAAGCAAACAGCCGTGTTATGGCTCGCAAGGGTAAATGTGGGATGATAATGATTGATTATCTGCAATTGGCTGACGTGAAATTAGATGAACGCAACCGCAACAGGGAACAGGAGATAGCACAGGCAAGCAGACAGGCTAAGATTATCGCAAAAGAATTGGATGTTCCTGTTATATTGCTCAGTCAGATGAGCCGGAAGGTGGAGGAAAGGGGAAGCAAAAAGCCGGTATTATCTGACCTTAGAGAGTCAGGAGCCATAGAACAGGATGCTGATATAGTCGGGTTTGTTTACCGGCCCGAATATTACGGTATAGAATCAGACTCAAACGGAAACAGCCTGAAGGGGTATGGTGAGTTTATATTGGCAAAGCACAGGAATGGAGGATGTGAAGATATTGCTTTTGGTTATAACCCATCAATGACACACATAACCGATTATAAACCGTTTGAAATACCGTTCTGATGAAACCTACTATTGACTACACATTGCAATACTGGATGGACAGATGCAAGCGGGTTAAGACTGAAAAGCCGTTAATTCAAGTAACCTCAATAAAAGAAATACTGATATGGAGCAATTTAAATCTGACAAAATAAGCCTGCACCGAATGGACTGCATGGAACTGATGAATCAATATCCTGATAAGTGGTTTGATTTGGCAATTGTGGATCCACCGTATGGAATTGATATAAACCCAAACATGGGAATAAGAAAAGGGAAAAAGAAACGACACAAAAAAATAAACTGGGACAATGAAAGCCCAAGACAGGAGTACTTTGACGAGTTGTTTAGAATAAGTAATAACCAAATAATTTGGGGCGGTAATTATTTTCAACTACCACCTACAAAACACTTTATTTTCTGGGATAAAATGAATCCAGAAGGGTTAAGTTTTAGTGATGGTGAAATGGGTTGGACAAGTTATAATAAGGCAATACGTAAATTCAGTATGAGAAATGCAATTGATGGTAAAATCCACCCCACTCAAAAACCAGTTGCCTTATACGAATGGATATTGAAAAACTACGCCAAGCCTAATGATAAAATACTCGACACCCATTTAGGAAGCGGGAGCATAACCATTGCCATTGATAAGGCGAACACAATTGATAAGATGAATCTTGAGTTTGTTGCCTGTGAACTCGATCAGGAGTACTTCGATGCGTCTGTTAAGAGATTTATTGATTACAAGTCACAACTAACTATATTCTAATGAAACCAATCGAAAAATTTAAAGCTGATGAGCTTGAACGCTTCAAGCAGAAACATCCGACATTACCCGATCCTGAATCATTTATGAGGAAGGCAGGCAGGTATAGTGACAAGACCGCCAACAACCTGACCAAGTTGGTTATCCGCTTCATTCAGTTCCACGGTGGTCAGGCTGAGAGAATCAATACCACAGGCAGACCTATTGATGGAACTAAAAAAGTAAAGGATGTGATAGGCCGCGAATACAGGATAGGTTCGGTTACGTGGATTCCAGGAACAGGGACAAAAGGCTCTGCGGACGTGAGCAGCACCATTGCCGGCAAATCAGTAAAATGGGAAATTAAAATGAAGGACCAGCAATCACCCTATCAGAAAAAATATCAGGCAGACATAGAACGGGCCGGAGGGTTTTATTTCGTAATCCATTCATTCAATGAGTTCTATGAAATTTATCAAAAATATTTCACTCAACAAGTACCAATTCAATAAAACTTAACTATATTTGTATCTCAATTCTACCACACCATGAAAAATCAAAGACATTATCTTAGCAGTTCGACGTCCTCGCCTCTCTTTCGGTGTGGTAGCCTCTCAGTATCGGGGATGTCGGCTGCTTATTTATTTCCAGGCGTGCTGCCATCCTACCACCTGTTCGATCATACCATGAACAGAATCTTCGCAGCACTCGGAACAACCCATGAAGAAATGCGATTTAAGACCCGTAGACGCGATATAGTTTATCGAAGGTACGTTGTAGCCTATTTGATAAGAAAACGCTTCCTGAAGCCTTATGAGTGGATTGGGGAGTATATTAACCATGACCACGCAACCGTCATACACGGAATGAAAGCTGTTGAGTTGGCCCGTGATGGATTCAATCATGAGTTGTTGGGGTTGCTGGTGATAGCGGAGGGAGTCATATGATAACCCTGATCGAAATCCACATCGCCTCAAACTGCACCGGACAGGCGCAGAGAACAAAGCGGATTAAACCGCAACTACTTGAATCGGTTGCGGGGCTGGAAACTATCCGGAGCAAGATAAGGCGCAGGTATGAGAAACGGGGCCAGGTTGTAGAAGTGTTTTTTGTTTACTTAAATGATTAGAAAATGGAACAATATACTGCACCAGCTTGCGGAAGTATCAGAATTAAAAAAGCGACTACTTTACAACGTTGGATTGATAAAGGATGGTATCAAAGAGAAATTGACAATGGATATACATTTGCACCTGCTTGTGGTCGCTTTCGAATAGGTAAATGTGAATGTTCACGATGTAAAAAGCCAAATGGAGGCTGGGAAAAAAGAGCTGTTTTAGAACACAACGGCCTTACAAATGAATTATAATTCACTACGTCCACCAGCTTCAGAACCTATACCACGCCCTAACCTATCAGGAACTTGGGTAACTCCCCGCTAACCTCAACTCCATCTATACACAGTAATAACCTAACTGCCTAAACTTATGAAAGAGCCAAGAAAAAAAGCAATTGAACTGATGAAACATTATTACGGAGTAGTTTATCCATATGCAGGGTCAGACTTCATGACAGGTACAGAAAATAATCAACTCAAATTCAAATCAAGCAGAACAGAGTCAATTTATTTAGCTACTCATATGTTGAGTACAAAATTCCCATATGAACCTAATAACGTCAACGTCAAGCAAGTTGCAAATAAGCATTTTTTGTTTTGGGCTGAAGTCCTTAATGAACTTGAGATAATGACACAGGAACAGTTTGAAGCACAGTTATAACCCATAACCCCAACCCGATATGAGCCTATTCTGTGGGCAGGCGAAAAGTTCCCGCAGGAGTACGAACCAATAACCAAGTAACCAAACATAATAATAAGATGAAAATAGTATATATAGCGCACCCGATAAGCGGGGATATTCAAAACAACCTGAAAAAGATTATTCAGATTATTCGTGAAATAAATACAACACAAAAAGACGTTGTGCCATTTGCTCATTATTGGGTAGACTGCCATGCGCTTAATGATGATATTCCAGAAGAAAGGCAGCGAGGTATTGATAATGACATGGAACTATTCCGCAGAAAATTCATTGATGAACTTTGGCTATATGGTGACAGAATTAGTAACGGTATGATTGCAGAGATTGGAATTTGCGAACAACTAAACATACCTGTCGTGTTCAAAAGCAAAGAGTTGATAGATAAATATAAGTAACACAACCAACCAATTTAATCAATCACTAAGCCTATGCGATAACCACCACACAATTATTTAGTTTAATCTTAAAGCAAAACAAAAATGGATGATTTCAAAACACGCCTGATTGAAGAACAGGCACAACTCGAAGAAAAACTGAATAAGCTAACCACATTTAATGAAAGCGAAAAGGCTTTTTCAATTGACCCCATTCAACAATCGCTTCTCCTTATTCAGGCAGGTGCAATGTACACTTACAACGAAGTATTAAAACAACGACTAAACAGGCTATAATATGAAGAAATAAAGAACACACCCATCCCCTACTACGTCGGGAGTGACCGAACGGGGCAAGGGATAGTAAATCCGCTATTGATTACACGTCCCTGAAATCAGAGAAGCCGGCTAACCCCCGGCTTATTTTTTCAACATTTGCAGAAATCGGGAAATTTGATGTATATTTGTAGACTATGGAACGTAAGCCTTGGAACATTCAAACTGAATCTGTACAAGAAACGGCTATACCTGACAAGATACAACAGACTAAGAGAAGAAAAACTGAATGTATTGTTAGAAATGATAAACTAATTTACAGAAGGGCTTTTTCAGAAACACAACTATTAGATGTTTTAGGAATAGACTTCAAAGACGGTGAATCGTATCATTGTATAACAGCCGGAGATGTTGATAGTCTGAGTTATTTGAAATGTGTTTTAAGGCAGCAGACTTTAGACTACTGTTTGTTTTCGACTTGGTGCATGGCAGCGGATGACATTTTGCAGTTTGATGAATGGTTGACAGAAGGGAAGATAAAGAAACTTGATGCCTATGTTGGGGAGATATTTCCAGGCTCCTATAAAATGGAATACAAAAAGCTGAAGGAAGTATTTGAGAAACACCAGTGCGGAAGAATAGCAGTTTTTAAGAATCACTCAAAGATTTATGCTGGTATTGGAAATAAATTTGCTTTTGGCATTGAAACATCTGCAAACATAAACACGAATCCACGAACTGAAAATGGCTGTCTTACAATATCGAAAGGAATTTTTGAGTTTTATAAGCAATACTTTGATGGAATAAAAAGTTTCGAATAATGGCATACAGAACGGAAGATTTAGAGAAAAAAGCTATAGAGGCAATTGATCTCTATAATCTTGTTTATATTGAAGAGGTTGTTCATTATTTGCCTTGCGACAAGGTTACATTTTACAATCATAAACTAAACGAATTCAACTCTATAAAAGATCGTTTAGAAAAAAACAAGGTTGATATAAAGGGTGAATTAAGAAAGAAAATGTTTGATTCGGAAAGCCCATCGGATAGGGTGATTCTATATAAGTTGCTATCAACAGATGATGAGTTAAAACGATTAAATAGCCAAACAATAAAAGCCTCTATGGATGGAGGTATCAGCATAAACCTGGTCGATGGCAGTAAACCTTAAATACGGTTATATCTTCAAGACTACCGCACAAGCATTTGACAGCGGGAAGAAGATTATCGTACATAAGGGTGGGACTGGTTCGGGTAAGACCTTTGACTTGATGATATTCATTATCTTTTATGTTGCTCTCAGGCATCCTAACTGGGTGATTACCGTTGTATCTGAATCAAAGCCGCATCTTGATATTGGGGCTATCCGAATAATGAAGAACCTATTATTGCAAACAGAGGTGTTTTCATCTGATGAGTTTAATGTGTCAACAAGCCGTTACACATTCAAAAATGGTACTATCCTTGAGTTTTTCTCAGCAGATAGAATTGATAAAGCATTGGGAGCAAGGCGCAACTTATTGTACGGTAACGAGATCAACTCCCTCAAATTTGAGGTGTTCGATGAGTTAGCCCGTAGGTCTGAATATGTGCTTGCCGACTTTAACCCCACCCAACAATTCTGGTTAGAAAAATTCATTGAATACTACGGTGAAACAGGGAATAACGGGGAGATTGAACTAATTACAAGCAACTACAAGAACAACCCATTTTTGCCTGATGTAGAGCGCAGCAGGATTGAACGCCGGGCAACGATTGATTCAAACTTCAGGCGGATTCATGTGGATTGTGAATATGGTTCATATGAGGGGCTTGTGTTTGAGCAGTTCAATATCATTGAAGATATGCCCGATATTGAGGGCTTGTATGGGTTAGACTGGGGTTATACTAACGACCCGACAAGTATTATCAGGGTAGGCATATCCGGTTCAGGTCTCTATCTTGATGAACTGCTGTACAGAACCGGACTAACCAACTCGGACATATCAGGCTTGTTGCCATCACTTGGAATACAGAAGAACTATTCACAACTGATAGCCGACTCAGCAGAGCCTAAGAGCATTGAAGATTTGTACAGGGCTGGGTATAATATCAAGCCAGCCGTTAAGGGTCCTGACTCTGTTCGTAACGGTATCGACTGCATGAAGGGTTTTACTATTCATGTGACCAAACGCAGCGTGAACCTGATTAAAGAACTAAGGAACTATTCCTGGGTTATGGATAAGGAAGGCAACCCGACCAATAAACCTATTGACGCATATAACCATGCAATAGACGCAGCCCGTTATGCTGCTATGAAACTTGTTATACCTGTTGTTGAAGACTTTATACTATGATTCAGAAGGATATATTCAATACCCGCCAAGACCTTGAGAACTTAGCCAATAAGATTATATTCTCATATATCGCTAAGGGTGTACCGTTTGCGCTTTCAGACTCATACGAGACCTATGTAAACGAGGGGTATGCCGGCAATGTCAATGTATATCCTGTCATTCGTAAGATTGTCGACCCTGCGATTGGTGTGAAGTGGTATGTAAAAGATACCATCAAAGACGAGATTATTGAAGACCTGAACCACGACATGAACAGGTTGCTGAAGTCACCGAACCCATACCAGAGCCTTGACCAGTTCATAGACGAGGCAATGGTATGGCAGTTGATTACAGGCAACAGGTATATTTATTGGATGGCTCCTGAAGGGGGGCTGAATAAAGGCAAACCCGCTGAGATACATTTGCTACCTGCCTCACAAGTTGAGATTATGCAGGGTGATTGGCTGGATCCTGTTGGGGGTTATCGGTTGTTGCTTGGGGATGTATGGAAGATAATCCCAAAGGCGCAGGTTATACACGGTAAGAAGACAAACATCCAATATTCAACACAAGGGACTCAGTTATACGGGATGTCCCCACTAAAGGCAGCGTTAAAGGTTATGGCTGCAACGAATAAAGGCTATGACCGTTTAGCTATGAACTTTGAGAATGGCGGGCCGGATGTTATTATCACCAACACAGAGCAGGGGGCGGGCGGTCAGGAGTACACAAAAGAGCAACAGGAGACCATATGGCAGGCATTCATCAAGAAGTTCCGCAGCAAGTCTAAGGAACGCTTTATGATTAAGAACAAGCCGGTCGAGGTTCACGAGATAGGGCATTCGGTTGTTGATATGAACGTGCTTGAGTTTATGAAGATGTCCAAGTATGATTACTGCAACATCTACAATGTACCGGCTGAACTGCTCACTGACGGCAGTAAGACACAATCAGCCAACAACCGCGAGTTCATGCGTATGCTGTGGAACAATGCCGTTATCCCTGAACTGGAAACCATTGAAAATGACTTGAATAGAATTGCAGCACAATACAACTTAGTAACAGGTGAATCAGTAAAGATATGTTACGACCTGTCAGATATACCTGAACTGCAAGTTGACTATGCAACACAATCACAGGGGCTGGCAAGTGCATGGTGGTTATCACCTAATCAAAGACTAATTGCAATGGGATTGCCGCCTGTTGATGATCCTATGATGGATCAGGTATATGTCCCGATGGGTATGGTCCCACTCGAAGAACTAACCGCCCCTTCCGAAGAACAAGTAAAGAACTGGTATGACCGGACTCGAATTAAATATTGAGCAACTGCTAAAGATGTTCCTGCTTATATGGGAGCAATCAATGGCGATTAATGTGCAGTACAATATACACTACAACTAATGATAACGATACCAAACGCAGAACAGAAACGGCAGCCTTATTACAGGCAGGCGCGTGCATCTATGCGTAAGGTATTAAAGTCGCAGAGTGATGAGTTATGCAAGCGACTCAGGGACTGCACAGACGTAAAGGGAATGATACTTGAATCTGAAAAGCCGGTAAGACCTGAACCTGTAGATAAAGCACTCAGACAAATATACGGTAAGACAGGCAAGGCATTTGCTCAGATGATTTTAAAGCAGTTCGGTAAGCGTAAGGCGTTGGATCCGAAGATGAGGGGAAGAGTAGAGACAGACGAATGGCTGATGTACATGGATAGATTTGTAACCTCAAGGCTTGGAGATAGAATTAAGATTATCACCGGCACGACAGAAGAACTGTTCAAGCAGGCAGTACGTAACATCACAGAGAAAGGATTGAAGGAAGGGTTATCTGTCTATCAGATGACAAAAGAGATACAGAAAGACCTTGATATAAGCAACCTGTACAGGGCTGAACGTATCGCAAGGACAGAGGTAGGCAGCGCATCAAATGAAGCAAGTATAGCGGGGGCTAAGTCGTTAGGGGAATCACTTCGCAAGGTGTGGATGGGATTCAATGACGGCAGGGAACGTGAAAGCCATATCGCACTCAATGGAACTACGATAGAAATGGATGATGAGTTCATGCCAGGATTAGCCTACCCTTGTGACCCGAACGGGGATGCTGAAGAGGTGATTAACTGCCGCTGCTCAATCGGATATGAAGAGAAAGAGGCAGACGATATAACAATAGGAAGATTTTAAACCTAACCAATATGAACCTACTAACCGACATTAAGAACTTTTACAAGTCACGACACCAACGCAATAAAATGGAGCGTGCAAAGAAATTAGCAGACCTGAGGGCAAAGGAAACAGGGAAGACTCATTACGTAATAATGGGACCCGATGAAAAGCCGCTTGTCTTAAATTCTCAGGTTGCAAGGGTGTTAAAGAAAAGACACCTGATGCACAAAGATACGTTTCTGCCACGTGAGGCAGTTTACATAGCATCGTTTTAACTCATACAACATGAAAGAAATACTATTTAAATCACTTGAAACAGGGACGGTTAAGGATGTCAGCAAGTCATCACGAACCGTTACCGGATACTATTCAAGCTTCGGTCAGGACCCTGATTCAGACAACGACGTGATGTCATCAACGGCATTTGCTCAAACTCTGAAGATGAACGGACCTGAAGGGGCTAATCGTATCTGGCACTTGTTCAACCACTCGACCAGCTCGCCAATTAATAAACCATATATACTCAAACCCGATGATTTCGGATTGTATTTTGAAACTAAGTTCCCTGATACTAAGATTGCTAATGATATACTGACGCTATACCAAGAAGGGGCGATTACAGAGCATTCGATAGGGTTCAATATCATTCAGGCTCGACAGGAACAGGGAATGCAAGGGCAATTCCAACTTATTCAGGAAGTCAGGTTATGGGAAGGATCTTCAGTCCTATGGGGTGCGAACCAGAATACTCCGACAGTAGGAATAAAAGCCGAGGACTTCGCTGTTAAGGCTTCAATCCTTGATAACCTACTCCATAACGGAGACCTATCAGATGAAATGTTTGAGCAACTTGAAAAGATGCTCTCAGACATAAAGGCAATGTTCCGCACCAGCAACCCTGAGCCGGAACAGAACAATACTACTCCCTGCGTTCCAGAAGTAGAGATAATCAACAAATTTTATCAATCTCTAAATCTAAGAAAATGACACAGGAAGAACTCGACCTAATCGCCAAAGAGGCGGAAAAGGTAGAAAAGAAAATGAATGCCATTGTTGACCCTCTCATCAAACAGATGGAAGCGGGTAAACTCTCCGAAACCGAACTAAAGGACGAACTGGAAAAGTTCAAGTCCAAGTTCGATGTACTACAGAAACAGGCTGATGCCCTTGATTTGAAACTTCAGAAAGCGAATGTTCCCGATCAGGATGCACCGCTTGGCGAACAGATTGCCCACGTTGTCAAGAACGCTGAGTTTTTGACAGTTTACAAAGAAACCAAACGCGGCGGCAAGCTCGACCTGAAGGGAATCGACCTGATGAATACTAAGGTAGCCGGAACCGTATCACGCGTAGCCGATACCATTGCTCCTCAGTTTACAGCGTTTCAGTTTGTGCCTGGTCGTAGGATTCACGTCCGCGACCTGCTCCCAGTCGGTACTACCTCCGCTCCCTATGTATGGATGCCTTATGAGTCAGCCACTACCAACGGAATTGCACGTGTAGCCGAAGGTGCTAAGAAGCCTCAGAGCGACTTTACCCCTGCTGTAACAAAGTGGGCTATCGAGAAGATAGCTACTTACATCACATTCTCAGAGGAAATCCTTGAGGATATGCCGATGTTTATCAGCTATCTAACTACCCGTTGGATTGAATTGCTGAAGCAGGCAGAAGATACAAAGCTGCTTTATGGTACAGGTTCATCCGACATTAAAGGGTTGACCGTTTCCGCTGCTGCTTACGTGGATGTATTGGCTGATGCTGCTGTGGATATGCTGATGGTTCTGGATGCCGCCACTACTCAGGTACAGGCTGCAAACATGACTCCAAACCTTATCCTGCTGCACCCTACCGACGCAATGAAACTGCGCCAGCTCAGGGCAAGCACAAGGGAGCTTATCTCAGAATCATGGACATCCGGTAACCTGCCTATCAATGGATGTCAGGTTATTGTAACTCCTGCAATGACTGCCGGAGACTTCCTCGTGGGTGACTTCAACATGGGCGCACAGATTTGGGACCGTAAGGCTGCCAATGTAACTCTGTACGACCAGAACGAAGACAATGCAATCTATAACCTGATTACCGCAGTAATCGAGGAAAGACTGGCACTTGTAACCTATCAGTCAACTGCATTCTGCTACGGAACATTTGCTTCCGCACTTGCCAAAGGCAGCGCATAATACATAGGTGGACTAAATACGCTTGGATGCGACAGGGGTAGGTAATAGTGCCTGCCCCTAATTTTAACCAACCAAACGAATGCAATTCAATCACAAAATCCTGAACCTCGCTAAGAACATCGACCGATGGGGCAATATGTTGCTTCAGTGTGAGCAGTTCGGGATTGAACCAAACCGTTTCAATTGTTACGAGGGAGGAGAACGTGGGTACAACCGAAGCATATTTGAGGCGATTACCACCGCTTCGGGTAATATACTTATCCTTGAAGATGATTGCGTTTTTGAACCTAATGCCCGTGCGATATTCGACAGGGCTATAAAAGAACTGCCTGAGGATTATGACATCATGTATTTAGGTGGTAATATCCGCAGGCGATGCGACCCGTACACAGCCCATCTGAACCGCGTTTATGACGTTTGGACCACTCACGCAGTCATGTTCAGTCAGAAATGTATAGAGTTCATCCGATGGAATTACGACCCAGCAGTTCATATCATCTTTGATGAATGGTTGCGCCTGAACGTGCAGCCTTTAAATCATTGCTACATAGTCAAACCGATGATAGCATATCAGGCTGATGGTTGGTCAGACATCCGTCAGACGCATGTAACTTACGCACTAAGAGAATCTTCAAAATATCTGGTATGAGTTGGTCTAAAGTTATAAAAGGTAAAAAGCCAATAGGTTGGTGGTATCACAAAGTTATGTGTGAATTTGGGTGGTTAATTAAATGCAATCATCTATGGAGATGGAAGATTTACTATTACCACCTGAATAAAATGTGTGATAAATATAGTATCAATTTATACGGCAAGAAGGTATGAACATCCTGACCCACATACACGCATACCCGCCCAAGCATAATGCAGGGGCTGAATGGTATATGCACGCCGCTTTAAAGTGGTTGGTGGCTCGTGGTCATATCTGCAATGTACTGACAGAGACCTCAGAGATATACACCATTGACGGGGTAACGGTGATTCCTGATTCTGCTCCATACAGGGCTGAATATTATCCTATCTGTGATGTGGTCATTACCCATCTCGGACGGGCCGGCAAGGCTTGGAACTGCTCACAGACTTGGCGCAAACCTATTATCCATGTGTGTCATAATGACTTCACAAACCGATTGACAGAGGTTAAGGCGGACTTTCAGATGGTCTATAACTCTGATTGGATGGAAGCCTCTATGACTCAGAAAGGTTCACGTAAGGGCTTTACATTGCATCCTGTAATATGGTTCGATGATTATAACACACCTACAACACGGGAATATATCACCCTTATCAACTGCAACGAGAATAAAGGCGGCAGAATATTGGTGCAACTTGCCGAGGAGATGTCGGACCGCAAATTCTTAGGGGTAATTGGTCACTACGGTGATCAGGTGAAAGCGGTATTGCCTAACCTTACCTATGTGCCGCATACAAGTACCATCCGAGATATATACGCAAAGTCAAGAATAGTACTGATGCCATCAACCTATGAAAGTTATGGGAGGGTAGCAGTTGAGGCGATGTGCAGCGGTATTCCCGTTCTCTGCAATACAACCCCCGGACTTATGGAAGCCCTCGGAGATTGCGGTACGTATTCAGGATGGAATGTTGACAATTATATAGAGGATATTTTGTCCTTAGATGACGAAAAAGCATATAATGACTTATCTTTACGTATGATTAAGCGGGCTAAGATGTTAGACGCTCGCAACGTAGAAGAACTTGAAGCCTTTGAAGTTTGGATTAAACAGATTCGTAATAACTACAACCCATATTATAACCGATGAAAGTAATAGCCACAAGAAATTTTGCATACGGTTTCGGCATGGTGCTGATTGGTGAAGTGTTGGACTTAGGTGATATACAGGCCACAATGCTGATAGATCAGGGATTCGCAGTGCCGGAACCGACCAGCACCCCTGAGCCAGGATTCAAGGATATGCAGACCAAAGAAACCAAGAAAGGGAAGAAGAAATGACGCTCGATGTTATCACAGATGCCACTACCGAACCATGCACCGCAGCAGAGCTTAGGGCTTGGCTATCGCTTGATTCGGCAGCACAGGACACGCTCCTGTTATCGCTAATCAAGGCTGCAAGGAATAAAATAGAAAGGTACACAGGTATAGGTATAACTACACGTACTCTGAAATATATCCTAAAGTGGCCCGCAGAAGGAGAGATTGACCTGCCTTATGCACCGATTACAACGGTTGACGAGGTGCAGGTATATGATACCGACGGGACACTTACAACGGTGGATGCTGCTGATTATTCCCTGATTGATACCACACTTACCTACACCGGTGGCATAGGTTATACCGTATCTATTGAATACACGGTAGGAGAAACAACCATACCTGAAGATCAGAAGCAATTAATACTCAAGCAGGCCGCATTCGATTACCGGCACAGGGGAGATGATGAAGCTCCGCTGATGGCTCCGGATGTGTTGGCAGAACTGCAAGCGATTACAAGAAACCTCGGCTACTGATGGCAAAGACTATAGGCGATATGAGGCACAGGCTGGTATTCCAGTCGGCTACAAAGACGGCAGACACATACGGCGGGTTTACCTCTGTATGGGCTGAAGATTTCGCCTTATGGTGCAGCGTGAGGCAGATTTCCGAAGCCGAGGCCCTGCGCAACGGACAGAATGCAGGCTTGGTGAATTATTCATGTTACTGCCTGTTTCAGGATGGTCTTATCCCAACCTCTCAGCATCGTGTGTTGTGGGGTGATAAGCTGCTGACTATATCAGCTCCTATCCGCGATGATGATGGTAAGCACGTATGGTTATCATTTACAATGAGTTATAAAGAGGCTGCGGCGGTTGCAAATTATGCTGTAATTCAGCACGCACATACAAGTGTAGGTCCTGATAATTGGTTTTATGTGATATTCTCAAGAAAAATGGTAATCCCTGCGAATATTGAAAACCTATTCAGGTTAAATTTAAATGGGGATGGATTTAATATTGATTCAATTATTCAGGGGGGAGACGATTACACATATATTTTCAGAAGTGAGATAGATATGGTCCCGTTTGATCCAGAAGATATACTTACATTATCAACTTTTACAGATACCATGTATGATGTTGATGGTAATGAGTTGAGAGAATTTACAGACTTCCCTATTGTCAATAACGTAATTGGCACATGATCGAAGTAGACTCCATATCAGCCGAGAAACTACTTAATAAGTTGTCATTGATTGACAAGAATCTTGAGGTTAAATTCAGTGAGTTCTTGGACACTCAGGCGCGTGTATTGGAGACTAAGATTAAACAAAGACTTGATTCAGTAGGTGCGATTGATACAGGACAGGCAAAGCAGGGCATCCACTCGCAGCAGTCAGGTTTAAATGCTGAGGTAAGAAGCAACACGTTGCATAGTTCGATTATTGAATACGGCAGAAGACCAGGAACTTTCCCACCATCGGGACCGCTTCAGAGATGGGCGGACAGAAAGGGAATAGATGTGCCTATCTTTGTCATTCAGAGAAGCATCATGCAACGAGGCATAAAGGCAAGACCATTTTTTTATGTAACATGGTCGGATTACAAGGGGCAATTCAATAATAAAATGGTATCTTTGTTTAAACGTGTGATAGCAGGAAAATGAAAGATCCGTCCGCAATAGTACGTAAGACACTCAGGGATAAGATAGCTTTTCTTGGATATACAGTCTACGACCGTGTACCTGATAACGCACCATTTCCGTATGTGTGGCTTACAAATCAATCCATTCGTCCTAACAACAATCAGGATGAGTTCGGATATGATTGTCAGATTGACGTTGTGGTGGTAACAGGCTTCATGGGGGATGATGGGGGATGGATTCAGGCTGACCTGATTTCAGATGCAATTAATACTTACTGCTTGTTGCGATCACAAATATCAGTTTCCGGTTACAATGCACCGGTTATGGTGCTTGATAACATCAGTACTTCACCGATTGAACGCACAGACACTCACATAATTTACGCAAAAACAATTCGTTACTCACTCACTATTTTTCAAAACCCATACTAAAATGGCAAAAATTGATGGCAATTTCATGAGGATCAGAATCGGAGATGTAGTTCTTTCCTCTACTAACTCGGTAGACTTCACTATCAGCAAGGACTACCAGAAAACAACAACTCAGGACTCCGGCGGATGGGAAGAGTTACACGGAACAGCAGGTGTTCGCAAGGTTACAGGCTCATTCGATGGCATGTATGATGTTGCTGGTACTTACTCATGTGAGGATATTATCAGCAACATTAAGAGCAACGGCGGACTTGTAACTGTTGATGTTGGCGAAACAGCAGATGGTGGATTGTACCTGACAGGATCGGCAGCTTTGGCCGACTTGACTATATCAGCAAAGAATGATTCAATCCCAACATTTAAGGGGTCGTTTCAGTCAAGCGGTGCATGGAACTCAGTAACTGTATCAAGCTCATAACCTATGTTCGGACAAGTTGAAATCAAGTTTCGCGGTGAAAAGAAAACGCTGAAGTTCAATATCAATGCGAGGTATCTGTTCTGTCAGATGCACACATTGACTGAAGATCAGGTTACTGAGTTCTTCGCTAATCCTAACAACATAACCGCTGTAAGGGACATGATATTCTGTGCCGCCCTGTCTGCTGATTCGCAGGCAGAACGCAAGATTGAATACAACGTCTATGACATCGGTGAATGGATGGAGGAAGCCGGAGCCGAGGAGGTGTTAAGGGTTATTAATGCGGCAACGCAAGCCAACGCACAGGCAACAGGCAAGGAGTCAAAGGCAGATAAAAAAAAAGCCTGACGATTGATGAACTGATGCAGGCGGCTGCCGAGGCTGGAATATCACCGCCGGAGTTTTGGAAGCTTACATACCGTGAACTTGATAACCACTTGAAAGGCTATGGTAAAAGGTTGCTTGAACAATGGAAGATCGGGAGATTCGGCGCGTACATAACTTATTGCGCTAACAGTAAAGACCCTGTACCGATTGATAAGTTCTTACCACTCGAAGAAACGGGAAAAGCTAAACCACGCAAGCGGCTGATGACAAAGAAGCAGTACGAAATAATGAATAAAGCCTGGGCTAACTGATATGACTACTGAAGAACTTGTAATTAAACTATCTGCTGATAACTCTGATTTACGTAAAAAGCTGGATCAGAGCAAATCGGATGTTTCAGGCTTCGGGTCAGCCATCAATAAGATGGGCGGTATGGCTATGGCTGCCTATGCCGGAATGGGTGTAGCTGCGGTTAAGTTCGCGAAGGACTCATTCATAGCATTTGAAGCACAGGAGAAAGCCAATAAACGGCTGTTGTTTGCGCTCAAGGGTAATACTCAGGAGTTCGATTTGCTTTCACGACAGGCGGCTAAATTCCAATCCACTACGGGTATTGCTGATGATGCTATACAAGGCATTCAAACACTTGGGGCTCAAGCAGGAAAGACGCGGCAGGAAATCGAAAATATTACAGAGGCGACTATCAACTGGTCATCACTTACCGGTCAGGATTTGCAATCTGCTTATATGCAGATTAACGGAACCCTGAACGGAACTGCCGGAAGGCTGACACGTGTGGATTCTCAATTTGGGACACTCACAGAAACTCAATTAAAGAACGGGGCTGCAATTGATCTGATTAATACTAAGTACAAAGACTTCGCGGCTAATTCAGCTACATCCCTTGAGAAACTCAATGCCAATTGGGAAGAGTTCAAAGAAAATGCAGGATCATTACTTGCTGATGTAATCAACCCTTTATTTGCTGCGCTCAATGACGGTATCAATAACATAAACCGTTCAGAGGGATTCTGGCAGAAGTTGGGTTCATTCGCTATGATGGGTGCGGGTAATCCTGCTTTGCAAGCCGTTTGGGGGTCATCGCTCGATGCTCAGGGAATGGCTAAAGATGCCGTTTCATCGCCTGTGACAGGGGCAACATATAACGCAACAGGCGCGCTTGGGCTGCTTCAGGATATGGCAGCGGCACAAGATGAATGGAATAAAAGCAGACTTAAATCTGTCGATATTGCTGCTGAAGCCAAGAAAGCAGAAGAGGCATACTGGTCTGTTATCAAAGTGCTATCCGAAGACCTGCGGCCTGATACCGGTATGGATCAGATGTATATCGACGCTATGAACGCACGTTCGGGCAGTGGATATATGGGGGCAGGACTTGCGCCGGGCATGGGACAGGCTTCCAGTAAGGCGATATGGAGCAACAAAGGAACGGCATTAACCCCACGCGCAAGCGGAGGTACTGCGTTCTCAGGGGCGCAGAGTGTTGAACAACTCAAAGAAATGAACTCACAACTCAGAGACATGCAGACTCTAAGCATGGCAGGGGTTGACGCATTCGGGGCAATGGGGGAGGCTCTTGGTACGATGGCGGCAACGGGTGAGATGTCATTCAAGGGCATGGTTCAGGCTATGTTAGGGGGTATCAGGCAGGTGATTCAGGCGAGGTTAGCCGAGGCAATGGCGGGGCAAGCATCAAGCAATGCTAAGTTCGGGATCCCCGGACTTGCAATGGCACTTGTAGGGATAGCCGGAATACAGGCTATATTTGCCAACCTGCCTAAGTTCGCAGGTGGTGGTATTGTTGGAGGTGGCTATTTCTCAGGCGACAGCATCACGGCGCGGGTGAACTCAGGAGAGATGATACTAAACGCATCACAGCAGGCTCAGTTGTTTGCGATTGCGAATGGCAAGGCTGGCGGAGCTGTTCAGGTTTATGGAGTTCTAAGGGGATCAGATTTAGAATTAGCAACAAGGAGAGGTAAATTAATAAATGCTAAACGGGGGTTGTAATGGCAGGTACTACTCATTATTATTATCAGTTTCAGGATGAACTTGAAAACATATGGAGAGTAGACATAAGGGATAGCACCTATTACGGAGATACGTTTACGCAAGTTTACCCCGATGAAACAGGGTTGGTTTTAAAATGGCAGGGCCCATCTGATAGTTCCTATCAGGCAATCATTCCATCCGAGGCTACATTAAACTTAATGATTGACGATAACAGCAGGGCTTTGATAGATAGTATAATTGCTGGGAAAGAACGTCAGTTCATAGTAATACTTTATAAAGTCCTTATAAATCCAATTGATTGGAATGATTTTGATTCTTATTACAGGGAGTGGGCTGGTCCTGTCATGAGAAACCAAATTATACTGCCAGACGCTGCAAATGGAATCGGTTTTATAGAGATAACGGCTGTTGACGGACTCGGATTACTTGATGATATTATTTATGATGGGACACAACATGGTACAATTGGCTCAGGTGCGCCAGAGTTTGACATAAACGATTTAACTAATTGGAGACTTACAGAATGGATTTGGGCTTGTTTATATCAAACAGGAATTTATGATGCTGTTCCAGGTGATGTCCCATCTGGCTCTAAAATGTTTTCTACTGCTTTAGTATGGTATGAAGACAATCACCCACATACATCGGCTGATGACCCATTTCACAATACAAGAGTAAACCAATCTGCATTTGTAGAGGTAGACCATTATGGGAGAGCAGTTGGGAAGTCAATGAGATATATTTTAGAATCAATACTTAATACTTTAAACGCAAGTATCAGGCAGTGGCATGGTTCATTTCTTATAATTCAGGATAATATTTATACTCAATCACAGACAAGGGTATGGCACTATGATGCTAATAATCTTGAACCAACAACTGAGTTATTAGATTTACAGGCTACAATGCCAACAAGAGGGAGTGGAGGCATTTATAATCATGTCTTACCGGTCAATAAAGTAACCACTAATTACGCTTATCGATCTGCTATTTATGGGAACAATCTACTGCCATCTTATATAGACGATGGGGTTAATTATAATTTTGGTACATCTGACCCATTTACTCAACTTAGGTTAAGAGGTAGAATACTTATTAATTACTACGGGGATCCATCTGTTACGTCAGACATTTGTTTAGTTTTCAAGTTAAAAATCAAGGTAGGTGATTTCTATTTACAAACAGACGCATATAATACCCCATCATGGACCACTAATTCAGCGGCTTATGCCCGCATAGTTTCCGTCCCGTTTAATGGGGCAAATGATACTACGGTAGTTGCTGACTTTAATTGGTTAACTCCTGAATTTATTGATGATACTATTTTAGTACCAATACAAGACACAGAGACAGGTAAAAAATATAAAATATCAGCTCTCGGTGGTGGGGATTGGACATTAATAGGCGCAAGCGCAACGCCTACAGTTGGGGAAATATTTACAAGAAATAGTACAACTTATTCAGGTGCGGCTTCAGGGCAGGCTACTGAATATGCTGCGTCTGGCGGTTATATTATGTCAATGCAGTATGATTTATTACAATGGGAATTATGGGCTATTCCAACCACAGGAATACCATATACACCTATAGGAAGTCAATTAGCAAGTTTTATGAATGAGCCGTTCTCTTGGATATTTCAGGCTTATTCAGATACGCCAATGAGTTCAATGGAATTGCATACAGCTACTGTAAATAATAATGCAACCACAAATATAGAATTAACAGATAGCGTATTAGGAGAGGGGATATTTGGGTATTTATGCGGTCAGTTGTCAATTTATAATGGGGCTAATTGGGTTAACTCAAACTTATGGACTATATATGCTGAGATAGGAGGAACGGCTTATAAAATCAACTCGCTCAGATGCCGTGAGATGATTGCACTCAGAAGAAATACTTTACAATTCTATTCAGGTAATTTCTTTGGTGTCCCTGATGTATGGACGGGGTTTACTTTTAAAGGATATAATTGGAGTTGGAAGACGATAACATGGGACGTGAACTCTGCAAGATTTTCAGGAGAGGCTATGCGTATAAATCTCAGCAGGTCATCTATTACAATTAATACACCCATAGTTGCATCAGATGAAAATTCATCAAGTTCGGGAAGTTCTGGTAGTATTGTGCCGGTGGCTAATAGCCATAATAGATTACATGATGTAACCAATAGCCTCGACCATGCACCTGCCACAGGGAGCAACAAAGGAAAGGTATTGGGTTCAAACGCATCAACAGGAGCTCTTGAATGGCAGGATGGGTCTGGTCTTTGGCAGCGGGTAGACTCAGGCGGGGGCATTTACGTGCTATCCCCAACTACGGCAAATGATTCGGTATATGCTGCATCAGATACAGGCGTAGCAGTGAATGGGGTTGCTAACACTCAGGTGGGTGTTCAGGGTGATACGGTTAGCGGGGTGGGGGTCAATGCTCTGGCTTCAGGGTCGGGGGCTGGACTTCATGCCGAATCAGCAACGGGAAATCATGCCGAATTAGGCACTAAAATAAAAGTACTCAATGACCACACACTGCAAGTCGAAGCAGACCAGGTATTCAAGATGGGGCAGTATGTGTACTTTAAGCAGACGCTTGGAACCAATACAACGAACGATAAGCGGATATACTGCGATACGGCAGGATTTCACACACAGACATGGAACGGGTCGGCATGGGTATAATTTTCAACATCGCTTGATTTCGCCTGAATAATACTTATATTTGTAATCATGGGATACTCAATAGATTCAATCAACACACTCGCCGGAACGTCATACCCTTATGACATCTTAGCACTTAACGCTCTTTGCATCGCTCAGGGTGGCACAGGCGGGCATACCTACTCAATTGACGCACTAAATGAACTCTGCACACTGCTTGGCATCACAGCCGGACATACCTATATTATTGACGCGCTCAATACTATTGTGACTGCGATAGGTGGCACAGGGACATATACATACGAGGATGCCGCGTGGCAGTTCATTGCGGACACGGGATTTTATAACCCTGTATCCGACCCCGATTTCTATGCACATCTAACAGGTGCGCCAGTACTCACTAATGGTAAATATTACTGGAACGACTCTTCAGCAAATGCACATCATTGTCAATTAGTTAGCAGTTATGCTGTTAAATTCGGGGGTAATACTGCTTACATAGACCTATCAAGTGCCGAGAATACAATTCATATAATCAATGGACAAACGACTGTCTACAAGTTGAAGATGCGGATTGATGATATTTCAATATCAAAAGCTGCATATTCTGATAATATGATATTTGAATGCGGCGGGGCGTTTTCATCATGGGGGGGATTCATTGTTACTCTCGATACATCGCATTTCGTTGTGCGTGTTTCAACAGGATCAGCAACTCAGGATGTGGTATTCAGTACAGTAATGGACACCAATTGGCATACCTACACATTCACATTCAATTGCGCTGCTAAAACTATTGGTATTGGGGTTGATGGGACCACAGAGACACAAACCATAACAGCCGGCGGAACAAACTTTACAACAACATCAAAGGGTTTTCAGTTCGGGTATTATTCTACTCAAGGAGTTGGGAAATCGGCAAGGTTTACGCTGGCTAATTTTGAAGTTACTCAAACAAGCACTGTTGTATTTGACTTACCATGTTGTACCAATATGGTAAACCTTTCTCTGTACGAAAGAGTTGGTGGGGCTGCTTATAACGTTAGGAATAGCACAGCAGACCAAACAAACGATATTTATCCTGCCAATATTTTAAATGGGTTTGAGCTTTACACAAGAACAGGGTATGCTAATTATTATATCCCATACAAAACGGATGGGGCAAAAATCACCCCTACGATTACAAGCTGGACTAAAGCAGGAGAATACCCTGCTGGAGCGGGGCATAATTTTGCAGAAACTAAGGTTAGGATAAACTCAGTAGATTATACCGCTACAGAATTAACGACATACCCATTCACAAAGAATATTAGCAAGTTTACAGGTACTTTGATTTCTCAGGTATTGGCATTTACAGACACTAAGACAGTAAGCGAAAGGGAGGCTTCATTCAAGTACTTAGGCTATACTGTGTTTGATATGGCTGGATTTATAGGGGATTCAATTATGGCTGGCATTTATGCCCTTGTTTCCTCTCTGCCATCCGAATACAATAATACAATCTCTGCTAAGATTTGGGATTTGGCATCCCAATCATGGCAGGACGTTACTAAAAACAATTGTCAGCAACCAATTGATGCCGGACACCCCAATACATTTAGTCCAATTTTGGGCTACCTTAAATACAAGAATGCAGGAAGAGGTGCTGAATATGCATTTGGGGGTGCTATATGCGCAACGCATTGGCAGAACGGGGGCCTGTATAATACTGCTTGGAAAACAAACATGACCGCTG